AAGGGCAGGTGACGTAATAGCTGCCCACCGTCTCGCCGCAGTGGGCGCACTCGACATATCGGATTGCCTTGCTCATTCGTTCACCGCCTTACGTGCCACTTCGAGCACTTCTTTCGCCCGCGCGATGTAGTCTTCCTGATATCCGCAGATTTCACCGGCGTAATCCCATGCATCGTCTTCGTCCTTCGCCACATAGTCGCTTTCGATGCCATCCCATTCGCAGCTGTTCCAGCAGAGCCGTTTCGCCACGGCCTCCACCTCGGCGTCGGTTGGTGGAGCGGAACGTCCGGCCATGTACGCTGTACCGGCAAGCTCACGAACCGTCTGAAAAGTCAAATCATCATCCATGCCACGCTCGTAAGCGTTGGCCTCGTCAAGCATGATGCTCAATTAGTCCTCTTTCCGTTAGCTTTGACCATGGCCCACAGGATTTCGCTTGCCGGACGCCTCCTGTATGACAGGTCGTTGTAGGACTGCACATAGTCGAGAATCAGTTTCGAGCCGGTCGAATCCGGTGTCAGAATCGCGTTCACTCGCGGCGGCACCATCTTCTGCCATACGATCTCGTCACACAGTTCCTTCGTGCAGACCAGATAGTTCTGATCGCCGTAGAACGTCAGTCCGTTGCCGCTAGTGAAGTCAGCCATGCATGACTTGACCTCGTAGAACTCGAAGCAGCCTTTCTCGACGCTTGCGGGCACCGGCTCACCGTTGATGTTCCAGGGCTTGAAGCCCACGTAGTCCACGCGCCTTTCGTCGGGCGTGTTACGGTCGAAATTGACCTCGCTCGCCCAAAAAGCGGTCTGATTCCTCAACCTCTTCTCCACCAGCTTGGACAGCATGGCGGTGGTCTCAGCCCTGCTCATTTCTTCCTCCTGAAGTACTTGTATTCATCGTGATGGAACAGGAACAGGTGAAGTCTCCACACCTTGACTGCCAACAGGCCCTTGAGTGTGATCGCATACCCGCCATGGACACGCTTCATGAGCTTCCTATCGGCCAATGATTCAAGTATTCGGGAAAGCTCTTGGTTCTCTCGTTGTTGCCAGATGTAGTTCATCCCCTCAGCGATATACAGGCAACACATGTCCTTGTCGTATTGACTAATCATCATTAGCCTCCCTCTCAAGGATGTAGACGTTCGTCGCTGTGACGGCGTTATCACGCAATTCCGTTGTCGGCATGGTATCCACCCGCAGAATCTGCCAACCCTCGTTCAGCAACTTTTCAAACACACCCATATTCATCAAGGTGCGCTCATCGCCGTAATCACTCCAAAAAAGTGGGCAAACCTTGTACCGTTTATTCATTTCGCGTCCTCCTTCATGAAGACAATCCAGTGTGTTCCCGTGCGGTTCGGCTGCTTGTTGCCGAAGAGCGGCTTGTGCGCTGTGAGCTTGAGAATCTGCGATACGGGTATCTGTGTCTCATTCCATTTGAAAATCAACACTCCATGCTCTTTCAGGACGCGGAAGCACTCGCTGAACATGGTCTTGAGGTCAGCTTTCCACGTCTCTTGGTCGAGGCAACCGTATTTCTGCGCCATGTAGCTCGTTTCCCCCGCATTGCGCAGGTGGGGCGGGTCGAGCACCACCATGCGGAACGTCCCGTCGGGGAACGGCAGGTCGCGGTAGTCCATCAGCATGTCCGGCTTGACATCGAACCTACGCCCATCGCACAATTCCCAGCTCTCATCACGCACATCACCAAAAAGCACCCGATCATCCGATTTGTCAAACCAGAACATTCGGCCGCCGCAGGCGGGGTCAAGAACAGGCTGATACGCGCTCATTTCGTGTTCTTCCTCTTCGATTCGGATTGTGATGTGGTAGACGCCTTTTTCGGTGCTTGGCTCGCCTAGCCGATAGTCCGGGCCGACCACGTATCTGGCGTTATCGTCCGGCCAGAAATCGGCTTGTGTGATGGCGTCCAAGATTGCCTTGACCATCGGCGCCGCGTTCTCGGGGTCGAATCTGCCGTGTGTCAAGGGGTGGATGATGGCGGTCACATGCACCGGCCATTTGGCGGGCGGCTTGAGTTTGCCGCTGTTGATGAGACTGCGGTAGGTGAGGTAGGCGCATCTTTTCACGACGCTGGTGCGCCGGTATTTCGCCCGCCAGTCTCCACGTTTGTTCTGGGTCCACCAGTAGGCCTTCTGCACGTCGATGGTGGTTTCCTGCGTCATTCGTCCTCCAAAATCCAAATGTCAGCATCGCCAATGTCCGCGTAATGGTCTTCGCTTTCGGCCTCACATTCGGGGCATGGTATGGGGCGCGCCGGATACAGCGCGCACCCATGTTTGGGACATACCGGCAGCACGTCCGGCGGCTCAATCCACTCACGCATCATCAGAAGTCAGGCTCTCCAGCCGGAGCGCCCCACGGATCATCGGCCGGAGCCTGCGACTGCTGCTGGGGCTGCTGCGGCTGCTGATAGCCGCCATTGGCGTTGCCGCCCTGGTATGAGCCTGACTGCATCTTCTGCACCTGAGCCGTCGCATACTTGAGCGACGGGCCGATCTCGTCCACCTGCAATTCGATGACCGTGCGGTTGGAACCGTCCTGCGCCTGATAGGAACGCTGCTGCAACCGGCCCTGCGCGATGACGCGCATGCCCTTGCGGAGCGTCTGGGCGCAATGCGAGGCGAGGTCACGCCAGGCCGAGCAGCGGAGGAACAGCGCCTGACCGTCCTCCCACTGGTTGGCCTGGCTGTTGTATACGCGTGGCGTGGACGCGATGGTGAAGTTCGCCACCGTGCCGCCATTGCTCAAAGTGCGAATCTCAGGGTCGGCGGTCAGATTGCCGACGATCGTGATAACGGTCTCCCCCGCCATCACTCACCGTCCTTCGCATCGGCCTGCTGCTCGGAGTCGGCTTCGGTGTCCATGACCTCGGCAGTCACGTCATCAGTCGAATCGGTGATTACCGGCTGGAACACGTCGCTGTAATCCGGTGTGGTCTCGTCCACGCTCGCGGCCTTCTTCGCCTCGATGTTGACCGGCAGATATTTGAAACTGCGACGGATGATGGTCTTCTTCGCCATCTCCACGAAATTCTTCACCCACGGTCCGGTGATCTGACGGCTGCGATTGCGTGGCGCGTACTTCTCGCGGTATTCGAGCAGGTCGCGTTTCGACATGTAGTCGGCGTAGCGTCCGCCATTCGGCAGCTGGACAGAGAGGTACACGAATTTCAGCTTGTCCTCGCTGTGGTCGGCGTCCACGTTCACCTCGTCCGGGCATTCGATGGTCGGCACGCCATTTTCGTCAAGCTTGAGCTTGATGTTGTCATCCTCGTAGACGGCTCTCGGCTGCGCGTAGATGCCGCTGTTCTCCAACAGTTTCAGCATGCCCTTGTAGCCGATGACGAAGGTGGCCTGCTTCTCCCCCGTGGCATAGTTCTTGTTGCCATAGGGCAGGATGTACGCCTGTCCCAATCCATCCACGTCGGATGGGCGCAAGCCAAGTGCCGCGCACTGCATGAAGCAGGAAAGGACGCTGACCGGCGTGCAGTCGGCCAAGGCGGGTGTGCGGTTGATGCTGCTGATGCACATCTGCAACAGCGCCTCGCTGTCGAGGTTGCCGCCGATGACACGCGCGATCTGCGGCCACGAATGCTCCACAAGCTGCTTGAGCTTGCCCTTCGGATTGAGCGGCTGCAACTGCTGCCCTTGCGCCTGCTGTGCGATTGCTCCCATTTTTTATTGCTCCTTTTCTTCGATGGATTTGAATGCGAATTTGCGGTAGGTGGTGGCTTTGACGGTGTATTCCTTGCGGGTCATCGGCTTGTAGGTGGCTTGCAAATTCCCGCACTTGATGCCGGTGTGCGAGCCGATGCGCAGAATGATCTGCTCCTGCAATTCCTTCTGAGCGGCCTTCATGTCATTCAGCATTCCGGTGGCGCTCTCGTATCTTGCGAGCAGGTCGTACAGGTCGTCATCGTCGCTTTCGTCCACGATGTCCGGCGTGGGTTCGGGGAACGCCTCCTGCACATCCCCGCCGGTAAGCTGTGGTGGAGTACCCGTGGTGACGAAATGCCAGAAGTCGGCGGCGGCCTTGTCGATCGCGGACATATCCTCCACGTCCGCCTGGAACGGGATCTCTACCGGCTCATCGTCTCCGATGGCCGCGTACACGTAGCCCCACGTCCATCCAGTGACGAGCGCGTAGAATTCGACCTGAGCGAGATAGTAAGGCGGAATACGGAGGTTGCCGTCCTCGTCATGCCAGTCCCCCGCTCGGCGATTACCCGCCGTCTTGATTTCGAGGATTCCGAAGCTTCCGTCTTCCTTTTGCAGGATGCCGTCAAGGGAAGCGCGCAGGTATGTCTTCTCGCGGCTGATGAACTGCTTGTCGGTGCCGTCTGTGACGATCATTTCCGGATGCTGCGCGCGGAAACGCTTACGAAGCTCGTTTTCCAGGGCATTGCCCTTGACGATCGCCCACTTGTCGGAAATGTCCTCCGGTTCCACGCGTCCGGTCTTCTCCAACCACAATTCGTAAGGCGTTTTGAACGCGTTAAGGCCGAGAATCGTGCTCATGTCGGAACCGCCCACACCGGCCTTACGGCTCTTCAGCCACGCGAGATGACGTTCCGTCTTCTTGCCCTGCTTGAAACGCTCGATCTGATAGCGTTCCGTATCCTTGAGTGGAATACGCTTCATTTCAGGCTCCCTGCTGATTGCTTGGCTTGTTTATGTCTGCTTTGATGATGTCGGCGTCGAAATAATTGACCACCAGATTGGCGATGTCCAAAGCGGATGTCCTGAGCTTGGTGATTTCCGCCTCGGACTCTGGCTTGATGGTGAAAACGCCACTCTCGCTATCGAATTTGAGCTTCATTTTGTGTCCTTGCTGTAGTTGGCTTTAATGTCCATGAGTTCGCCGGTGAGCAGTTTCGTGGCGAATCCGTAGACCACCTTGTCGTTGGTTTGGAATGCGGTGCGCTGCAAGGCGCTCACCGCGTCGAAGATGCCGACCAAGGCGTTTGCGATGATGATGCGCGGCTCTTCCGGCTTGGCTTCCGGCTTCTGTTCCTGGACTGTGGTGGTCATGGTTTCTTTCTTCTTTCCGGTTATGGTGGTTTTGCGTGTTTTGCGGGGGGAATGCTGGTCGAATGCCGGTAGCAGTCCTTCCTTGCGGAGTTGGCCGATGATGTTGCCTGCTGTTTTCTGGCTTATGTCGAGCGCTTCGGCGGTTTCCTTGCCGTCGAATGGTTGGCCTTGGTCGATGCGTTTTCTGCAGTGCGCGAGGATGAGGTCTCGTTTCGACGGTTCCGCCGTGGGCTTGCTGATGGCCTGATAGTCGGCCAGAGTATCCTCATGCGGCTTCTTCGGCTCTGGCGGTAGGTCTTGCTTGACAAGTCCGGCCTTGCGCAGGGCCCGCATTTCGTCACGGCTCAATCCCGCTTCGCCGGACTCGTCGTAAATGCTTTTCAGCTCGGCGAGCTCGTCGGCTGTGTATTCGTGTTTCAACGTGTTCCTTTCCTGAGTCTTTCGATCAATCGCCTGTTTTCGCGGATGAAAGCGTCCACGTCCATTCCCTGCTGCGTGAGGGTCGGCTTGCCGGTGTCGAAGCGTGCTTTCCCGTCGCTTTTGACGTTTGGATGGCTTTTGCACTGTGTCGCCGGAACGAACATGCCGTTTCTCATCTCGCCACCGTCCTCCGGTACTCGTGCGCCGAAGCCCACCGCTCGGCCACGGCGCGCTGGTATCTGACCTTGCGCCTGTCCTGATGGCCTTCGGGCGGTTCCACGCCGATTTTCAAGTACGGCGGGCCTTTGCCGGT